AACCCACAAGATGCTACTTGGTATTTCAGTCAAGGAGATAACCCTGTTGATATTACGCATTACAAAGTGAAACTTAAAGATGTGTCCTCAGACATACCTAAAGCACAAGATAAGCAAAAAAGCAAATGGACAAAGAATACAGGTGTGTGTCCTGTTGATAGTAATGTAAAGGTAGAGATTAAAATGAAAAATGGAGGTAAAGAGTGTGCGCTTGCCAAATACTTTTCATGGAGTTTTGATGACCAAAAGTGGGATATTATCAAGTGGCGGTTAGCTGATTAGTGTATGTGGCTGTAGCGAGGACAGTGAATAGCTGTCCTTTCCTTTTAATTAAAAATTTTATTAAACAAGTAGTGCCAATAATGGCAAGCGAGTAAAACGTGGCTTATCAAAAGGGTAAAGAGATGACAGAAGCAAAAACAGAGTTTAAGAAAGAGACATTGAAAGATGTAGCAGGATATAAGATTCTTGCTGTACCTGAACGTGGCCTATTAAAAGAAGATGCTGAGTATTATGGTATTCGTTCTAGCGTAAGCCAAGAGGACGGTCAAACTATTACAGCCACTTACTACCCTTACTACAATAAAGAGGGTAAAATTACAGGCTACAAGAAACGCGATTGGACTAAGCCTAAAGAAGATGACTTCCACTTCACTGTTGTCGGTAACGTAAAAATCAGTTGTAAGCTGTTCGGACAATCTGTTTGCAAAGACAAAGGTAAAACAGTTTATATCGTCGAAGGTGAAGATGAGGTATGGGCGGTAAGGCGTTCAATCTTAGAGTCCTTAGCGGGTACACAATGGGCAGGTAAGATTCAACCTAATGTTGTTGGCTTGTCAATGGGTACAGCTAATGCTCAAGATGCTGTAGCTCATAACGAAGATTTCATTCGTGGTTTTGATGAGGTGGTGCTATGTCTTAACAATGACCATGCGACAGCTAAAGAGGCTTTAAAAGGCATTAAGAAGGGTAAAGAAGCAACAGAGGATGTAGCTTCATTCTTATTATCAGGAAACATCTCAACCGTAGAATTACCAACAGATGTTAATGACTTCCGAGAAGCCTATTTAAAAGGTTTCGGAGTGATGATGGGCAAGCGTTTAGCTTTTGAACGTAAGGTGTACAGCCCTGAAAAGATTATTAGTGGCGATGAAGTTACACTAGATGACTTGATTAAGCCACTCCCTGTAGGTTTGAAAATTACACGCTATCCAAAGCTAATGGAAATGATGCAAGGTTTTCGACATGACCCAACTGGTGAACTGACATTATGGACTGCCTTTAGCGGAGTTGGCAAGTCAACATGCGTTCGGGAAATCGCGTGGGAAATACTTAATCAGACAACGCTTCCTGTTGGTTTCATCTTTTTAGAAGAGAAAGCTATTAAAACCCAACAATCTATGCTCGCTTTAGAGCTTGGTGTTCCACTGAACGAGTTTAGAAAAGATGCTTTACGTTACGCTACAAGAGAGCAAATTGAAGCAGCACGAATGAAGGTATTAGCTAATGGTCGTTCATTCTTCTTGAATCATTTTGGTTCAATGCAAACAGACAAGATTATGAATCAGGTGAAATATCTTCATCATATCTGTGGTTGTAAGCATATTATCATCGACCATCTTAGTATGGTTGTAAGCGGTTTAGCTACTAATAATGAACGTAAAGATATTGACATCCTCTTAACAGAGCTGGCTGCATTTGTTAGTAGTAATGATTGCCACATTCACGGCGTAAGTCATTTAAAACGTGTAGACGATGTCCCAAAGAAAAAGACAGCTAACGAGGAAGCTCCTGAACCTTATTGGAGAGAGATTAACTTAGGTTATCTTCGTGGTAGTGGTGGGTTAGAGCAGTTAGCGTTTAATGTTATCGCTGTAGAGAATGAAGTGATGCCTGATGGCACTCGTGGCCGTATTCGCTTAAAGATATTGAAAAATCGTGAGTGGTCGGACTTGGGTATTTGTGACGTACTTAAACAAAAGGAAGATGGGAGACTCCATGATGCAAGTGAAAACGTTGAGTTCTAATAAGACAAAACAAGTGTATGGTGTTGGTAGTAACGATGGTAAATATTTAGCTACAGGGAACAAAGAGTATTATCTATGGAAGGCGATGCTAGCTCGTTGTTATGAGTTACCAAGACCTTTAAACCATGCTAAGTATGAAGGTTGTGCTGTCTCTGAAAACTTCAAATCTTATAGTTATTTCTACGAGTGGTGTCAAACACAGTTTGGCTTTAATATTAAAGATGAAAAAGGTAGAAGTTGGTGTCTTGATAAGGACTTATTGATAAAAGGGAATAGGTTATACGGGGAGGATACTTGTGTATATGTTCCCCCAAGCGTAAACTCCCTTCTTACTAAGAGGGAGTCGAAAAGGGGTGATTGCTGTATTGGCGTAAGGTTTCATAAAAGAGATAATGTTTACGAGGCTAGGTGTAATAATGGCACAGGTGTTTCAAAGTATTTAGGCTACTATGATACAGAGCAAGAAGCATTCCAAGCGTACAAAACTTTCAAAGAAGCCTACATCAAACAGATAGCCGAAAAGTACAAGCACCAACTAGACCCAAGAGCTTATCAAACCTTGATGAATTACCAAGTAGAAATTACAGATTGACAACCATACTACATGGAAGTAGTATTCAAGCATCAACAAACAAAGAGAGGTACACATGAAACAGTTCAAACGCTTTCCTTCCATTGAACAATTCCGTTCAGTAGTGAAACAAGTGAAGGATACAAGCAGTTATGTAGGGCAAGACGAGGAAGGTAAACCAATCTTTGATTACACACGGCCACTACCAACAATTACATTCACAGGCACAGTGAAGCTACACGGAACTAACGCAGCCATCGGTTACAGCAAGCAAGATGGCCTGTGGTGTCAGAGCCGTGAGCGTATCTTATCAATTGAGAAAGATAATGCTGGCTTTGCATTTTGGGTGGAAAGTAATAAAGGATATTGGATAGATATTTTTGGTTCTCTAGTTTCACCTCCTTTTGATTACGACACAGTTATGGTATATGGTGAGTGGGCTGGGGGTAATATTCAGAAGGGTGTTGGGTTGTCTGAAACCAATAAAGCATTTTACCCTTTCTATTTAGAATATACAACAGAGGGAGAAGTTGTTAAAAAAGTTACTACTCCGCTTGTAGACACACAAGACAATTGGCTGTACAAGGAAGATATAGGTGTTTATGCCATTACAACCTTTGAAACGCACCAAATGGACATTGACTTTAACTGTCCAGAGCTTGTACAAAACAAACTAGCTGAGATTACAGAAGCAGTAGAGAATGAATGCCCTGTAGCTAAATACTTCGGTGTTAGCGGCATTGGCGAAGGGGTTGTGTGGACAGCAGAGTGGAATAACCAAGTGTTACGCTTCAAAGTGAAAGGGGAGAAACATTCGTCTAGTAAAGTTAAAACATTAGCTTCTGTCGATGTTGAAAAGATTGGTAGTGCTGTTGAGTTTGCTGATAGTGTAGTGACAGATAGCCGATTCAATCAAGCTATTGAAAATGTCTTTAACGGGGAGAGTGTTGACATTAAAAAGCTTGGTGAGGTTATTAAGTGGGTGATGAATGATGTGCTGAAAGAGGAGGTTGATACAATGGTAGCTAATGACTTAGAGCCGAAAGATGTTGGTAAGTATATCAGTCAGAAAGTGAAAGAGAAGTTCTTTGCTTTGAGTGTATAAAGGTAGGTTGTAAATCTAAGAAGGAAGTGATAAGCTTCCTTTTTGTTTAGTTGAGAGAGAGAAAAAATGACAGCTTATGTAATTGACATAGAAACAAATAATCTGTTATCTAAAATGTTGGACTACACATCTATACCGTATAAGCTCAACAAAGACGCACGCTTATGGTGTATTGTAGTTAGGAACGTGGATACCAATGAGGTGAAGCACTCCTCACTAACCAAGTGTACAAAGCAATGGTTACAGGAGGCACTACACGATTGCACAATATTGATAACACAAAATGGTGTTAAATTCGACCAAGTGGCTCTTAAACTGTTTGGGTTATTAGATTATACAATTGGCTACCCTGCTGATAATGAACGCCCTGCTACGCCTTCCACGTTGTTTGGAAAGCCTGTAGAGATTGTGGATGTACTTTTATGGAGTCGCCTATTTTTTCCAGATAGATTTGGAGGCCACAGCTTAAAAGCTTGGGGAGAACGCTTAGGACAATACAAAGGTGATTACCATGACTTCGACAACTACTCCCAAGAGATGCTTGATTACTGTATTCAAGATACGTTGGTTACAGCTTTAGTGTACAAGAAATTATTAGAAGATTGGAATAGCCACGACTGGTCTAAAGCTTACGCAATGGAGCTTAAACTTGCTGACCTAGCAATCAGACGGGAAACATTTGGGCTCAAGTTTGATAAGGAATTAGCATTATCAAATCTTGCAGAACTTGAAGTTATTATGACTGATTTAACCAATAAGGTTAATCCTTTGTTACCCCCTAAACCACTAAATAAAGGACAACAAGATTATTACACACCACCAAAAATTCAGTTCAAAAAGAACGGTGATGTTAGTTCACACATGAATAATTTTGCAGCAAAGATTGGTGCAGAAATTAAAGAGAGAGTGCTACACTATAATGGTAAAGTGTTTGAATTACCTTGCACTACACCTGTTGCCGATAGTGTTGTAGCAACAATTGATGATATGGATTGGCTGAAACAACATTTGCTTAATCTTGGTTGGACACCTACAGAGTGGAAAGAAAGGGACTTAACTAAGGACAGCAAGAAACAACCTCTTAGTGCAGAGAAGCGTATTGAGGCATTAGACAGATGGTGGGCTGAAACAACAGGTGGTAAGTACACCAAGCAGCGATTCTATGAACTTGATATGCCACCAACATTAAAAACTTATGAAAAACTGAAAGAGAAGTTAAACGATAAGTGGCCTGTTCGTGTTCCAACTTCCCCTTGTGTTCGTGTTGGTGTTGAGAAGAACATTTGTCCTAATCTGATTAAGATGGGGAGTAAGGTTGATTTTGCTAAAGACTTTGCACACTACTTAACGTACAAGCATCGACGAAACAGTATTGCAGGCGGCATTGACGAGGACTTTGATTTAGACGAGGAAGCTCCGCCAACAGGGTATCTGTCAATGCTAAGGGAAGATGGCCGTGTTAGCACACCAGCTATTGAGATTGGTGCGAGTACGAATCGCTATAAACATATTTCCATTTGTAACATTCCAAGAGCAACATCGCTGTTTGGTGAGAAGATGAGAGCGATGTTCGGTTGTGGTGATGGTGGCTATCAATTAGGGTTTGACTTTGCATCGCTAGAGAATGTTATTCAAGGACACCACATTCTACCTTACGATGGAGAGGAGTTGGCTAAACAATTAGTTGCTGAGAAGCCGAACGACCTTCACTGTTATTCTGAGGACACACAAATACTGACAAACAATGGGTGGGTATTTTTTAATGAAGTTACATTAGACTCACTTGTTGCTCAATACGACTACGAAGGTAACATCTCATTTGTTCACCCAACAGATGTTGTATGGTCGAAGTACAGAGGGGCTATGATGGAAAGCAAATGCGGTTTAAAAGTAACACCAAACCATAGAATTATGTATAAGTCTTATTCAGAAGGCATGAATGAGAATAGAGCAGTTCTAGCAAAAGATTTTGTTCACTCAACAGATAAGCGGTATGTGACTGGTGGAACTATAGTTGGAAATGTTGGGTTTAACTTAGACCCTTCTTTTATAAAACTATTAGTTGCAACACAAGCTGACGGACATTTAGCAAAAGACTGTTCAGCCATCGCCTTTTGTTTCACTAAAGAGCGTAAAATTGAAAGGCTTTTAGGTATTCTGAACCATTTGTCGATTAAGTATACAGAGACTAAATACTACCGAAAAGGTAGATTTGAAACAACTATACGCCTAAACGCATCAAAAGAGACTGTCGCTATAAGAGGGTGGCTAACAGAAAACAAAAGTTTTACAAACGCTTTTGTCAATATGTCTTTATCAGAGATGGCTCACTTAGTATCTGAGGTAGGCTATTGGGACGGAAATATCAGAGAAAACGGGGACGTTATTTTAGACACTACAGATGAACAAACAGCAAAAGTTTTACAAACGTGCGCTGCTTTAATTGGGAGGAAAACCTCCCTAACAAGGTACTTGAAAAAAGCGAGTTTCGGGGATTGCAACATCGTTCGCGTATACCTGTCTAGGGAGAGTACAAAACCAGTAATAAATACGGATGTACTTGAAAAAACAAATTATGACGGGTACATAGGTTGTGTTACAGTACCGTCTGGGTTTGTTTTGGTGAAACGCAACGATAAAATAGTTGTGTCAGGAAACAGCGTCAATGCCAAGAAGTTAGGAATATCAAGGGGCGATGCTAAAAGTATTACCTATGCTTTGCTTTACGGCTGCTCTGCTAACAAGTTAAAGAAAATGCTTAACATTACAGATGCACAAGCTAAGTTGCTGTATGAGCAGTTTTGGGATGCTGTGTTACCCCTTAAACTGTTGAAGGAAAGATTAACAGCTTCTTGGCAAGCTAATGGTAAGAAGTTTATTGTAGCTATTGATGGTAGAAAGTTGTTTGTTCGTAGTCAGCATAGTATTTTGAATATGTTGTTTCAAGGGAATGGTGTATTGTGTGCTAAGTGGGTTACGGTGCTGATGTTTAGAAACCTAGAGGAAGTTGGTTTACGTTGTAATCCTTTTGACAGTGAGATTGATGTTGTTAGTATGATTGAGTACCATGATGAGGTACAACTGTATGTTAGGAAAAACCTTATTAAGTTTAATGTGTTTGACAACGAAGACGATGCAAATAAAAAGAAGCAACAATGTAAACAAAGTAGCGCGGTAGCCCACAGTAAGAAGTATTATTTCTGTGAAAACAATTTAGTTACCACAGAAATATACAAAGCTATTGCTACAATGAGAGGGTTGCTTGGTCTGAGAACAAACTTAGGTATTGAGTGGAGTGTTGGGAGAAATTGGTTAGAAACACATTGAATACGTTGACACTATAGTCTTTTTGTGGGAAAATTAGATTAACAACAGAAAAGTGGAGGGTGGAAAGTGAGTAGTTTAGTGTACGGTATTGGGGATAATACTGGTAAATACCCTGCAATGACGCAAGGCAAAAGATGTAAAGAATACCTGTGTTGGAAAGCGATGCTTTACCGATGCACAAAAGAGTGTTGGGGAAAATTCCCAACATACGAGGGAACAACTTGTTCTGAAAACTTTAAAAATTACTCTTTCTTCTATGAGTGGTATAAAGAACAACGTAACTCTACGAACACTGAGGAAAACGGAAGAAAGTGGCATTTAGATAAAGACTTGCTAACTAATGGAGGTAAACACTACTCAGAACACACTTGTGTTTTTGTTCCTCATAGGATAAATACCTTAATGGTTAAGTGTAACGCATCTAGAGGAGACCTTCCTATAGGAGTGTGCTTTAACAAACAACGTAAAAATTATAAAGCCCAATGTAATGTTGCAGGAAAGTTAAAATACTTGGGTGTGTTTTCTAGTAAAGAAAAAGCGTTCCAAGCTTACAAAACTTTTAAGGAGTCCTTAATTAAACAGGTTGCTAACGAGTATAAAGAACAGTTAGATTATCGCGCTTACGAAGCTTTGATGGAGTATGAGGTAAATATAACAGATTAAGTATTAAAAACATTTGACAAAGGTATTATTTTAACAGATAATACCTAAACACAAACAAAAGCAGAGAGATGATATGGCAACTTTAGATATTCGTACAAGTATTGTCAGTAATTACGATTCAATAAGATTTTCTGATAATGCTAACGGGGCAATGGAAATCGTCTTATTTAAAGACAGAGACTTTAAGGATGTTCTTCTTTTAGATGAGAACAAAGACCCAAACCCATTCGTTGCTATTAATGATATTGACAACTTAATATTAGCTTTACAGAAAGCTAAAGAGCTTTGGAGCTAGTGATGAACATACGTTACCTATTATGGGAAGCCGCAATAGAGAAACATTGTGGCAACACAGATGAAAAGTTAGTCACCTTCTTTACTAACGAGCTTATAGACAGGTGGCCTTGTTTTGGTCTAAGCCTTAGATTAGCCATCCAACAACACGTTGAGTACACTTTTGAGTTAGACAAGACAGACAGATACTACGGCCACGCATGGAAAGCTTTAGGGACTGACACTACTAAAGCTTTGTGGGAGAATGTGAGAGTGTTATGGGAAGTGAAGCCTGATGCTGTCTTTGCAGATGTTGATAAAGGGATTAATTATACAGTGATAGCTGTATTAAGTGCTACACATTGTGTAATATACAAAGATGATGATGGTATTGTTACGTCTATGAATATTAAGGGGTTCATTCATCAATATGCTAGGGTGTAATTGTTTAGTAAAATAGTTAATTAAATGTTTGACATAGCTTTTAACTGTGTTAAGATAGGCGAACATAAGCAGCTTGAACAACGGGTTGCTTATACAACGGCAATACTGCCAAACAACGTAAACAACGAGGAAACATAATATGTCAGTAGAAATTTTAAATAATGCAGTATTCTTCTACACTTGCATTCAGACACCAACTAAGAAGTTTGAATCGCAGGAGACAGAGTGGAAAACAACCGCAGTGGTTGACAAAGCTACTGCAAAAGCTTGGAACAAACGTTTTGCTAAACAGAAAGCGAAGGAAATGGACAACGCAGAGTTTGTTGAGAAGTATAAGACAGACGTTCCATTTCCTGAACAGGAAGAACAGTTTATCATTAAGCTCTCTCAGAACACTCACAATGCCGAAGGCAAAGCTATGTACCAACCGAAAGTTTATCAAGATATTGGTAACAACAATGTCGTAGATATTACAAACAAAAAGTTGGTAGGTAATGGTAGCAAAGGGAAAGCTGCTTACGGTGTAGTGGAAAACAAGTTTGGTACATTTGCTAAGTTAAATAGTATTTGTATTTTTGACTTGGTTGAATATGGTGGGAACGCAAACCCCTTCGGTAATGTTGTTGAAGATGAAAACGATGCAGCACAACGGGAAGCGTATAAGCCAAGTGATGCTAAGGCAGCTAAAGGGAAGGTTAAGGATGCGCCTAAGCCATTAGCAGACGATTTAGACGACGACTCAGGGGATTTACCCTTTTAATTTAATTTTTAATTAAACACCAAACGGGCTGCTAATAACAGCCCAACTACCTAGAGAGGAATTATGACAGAAAATCATGGTGAAAGCACCTATGAAGGGGTCACATTTAAAACTAATGCTTCCATCCCTGACGCACCTAAGAAAGCTTCAATACCGAGCTTGTTCTTGGTTGGTTGTTTATGCTACATTATGTTAGTATTGTTTCCAATTCATTTTGGATTTGGTATTCCAGTGAAGGATTTTGAGTGGGTAGTGTTGCCTACTATTTTCTTTGGTTGGTTAATTGTCGTAGGTGGGAGAAAGTGATGGAACAGTTATTAGAGGCGTTACGCCAACAGTTTGATGAGGCCACTATTCAGAAAGGTCAAGAGTTGTTAGATGACATTCTCGACATCGTCAATCAGAATGGTGAGGCAGGGTACATTAGCGGTAATTTGTATTACAGTTTAATGTGTGATGAACTGGATAAGTTTAGTGAAGGTGTTGAACAAGAGGGTAACGCAGATGAATGATTTTGCAAACGATGTACAAGCTAAAGTAGTGGGGCGGCCTAGCGTGGCTGCTAAGGACAAATCCGCATTAGAATCTATCCTCAAAAACAGTGAAACACGAAAAGTATTCAAGGAAAGTGTAGATAACCTAGTACACCACAAACGCGTAATGCTTAGTGAAGCTGAAACGTATCGTGAAGATGTTGGTGCGGTTAGCGAGAAGTTTAGCCTCTCTAAGAAGAAGGTAAATGCCGTTGTGAATGCTTTAGCTAAAGATAAAGAAGGGGAGTTAGCTGAGGACAGTGAAGGGATTGCTGAGTTGTTGCAAGAGGTGTTTTTATGACAGAGGATGAATACAAAGACTTTGCCGAACTTGATTTAAGCATTGTTGATTTTAAAAAACCTGAATGGTCTTGGGGGTTTGGATCTGACCAAAATCATGGCGTTATACGGCACTGCACAAACGATGGTTATGTTACTGCATACAAAATACCACAATGTATTGCTGATATTATTATTGAATCGCGTGAGTATAAAGTTGACCACTTAAAAGCACTGCTGCGTAACTTGGAAGCAGATAAACGCGCTTTGTTGGAATGAAAATCTAACACTTTATTAAGGCGCACCCGACTCAAGCATTTGCTATGTAACCGTTTGGGTAGGTGTCGCGCTTAAATTATGAGTTATACACTTTTTAGCGATGAATGGGGTTAATGAGATGGCAATTGAGTGGAAAAGAACAGCACCGACAGAAGCAGGGATTTGGTTAATGAGGTGCTTTGAATCAGATTTTGAAGTGGAGGAAGTAAAGGTTGAGTTAATGCGTGGTGAGCTTTGGGCAGTTGATTGTGAAATTGGTTCGCTTCCTGTTGCGATGTACCATGACGGATTAACAGACTGCACATGGAAGCGTGTATAACTACCAACGCATAAGCCGTAACCACTTATGCGATGTTTTAAGACTTAAACAATTGTCTGAGTGGTTATCGGTTTGATGCAGAGTTAGGCAGGGGAACAACGATGAAAATACTTGTAGCTTGTGAAGAAAGCCAAGCGGTAACAAAAAGACTTAGAGCGTTAGGCCATGAGGCTTATTCTTGTGACATACAAGAGTGTAGCGGCGGTCATCCAGAATGGCATATTTTAGGTGATGTTGTGCCAGAGCTAGAAAAACATTGGGATATGATTATCGCATTCCCTCCTTGCACAGATTTAGCGGTAAGTGGTGCGGCGTGGTTTGAGCAAAAGCGAAAAGACGGACGACAGCAAGCAAGCATTGATTTTTTCATGCTGTTTGCTAATGCTAACTGTGAACGTATAGCGATAGAGAACCCTGTTGGCATTATGTCTAGTCATTGGCGTAAGCCTGACCAAATAATACACCCGTATTTGTTTGGGGATGCGTTTGAAAAGAAAACGTGTCTATGGCTTAAAGGGTTGCCAAAACTTGAGGCTACTAACATTGTCGAACCTCCAAAGCGAACAGAGTTTGCAAGCGGTAGAAGTATGCCGACTTGGTATGCAGACGCTTGGCGATTAAAGCCAAAAGAACGCGCAAAATTGCGTAGCAAGACGTTTGACGGCATTGCACAAGCAATGGCAGAACAGTGGGCAGGTAACGCCTAACTACCAACGCATAAGGCGCAAGCACTACAACGATAATAGACCTGCATGAGCGACTGGGTGCTTGTCGCACTTCATGCAGAGTTAGACACGGGGATAGCGATGAATCTAATGCTTGGCGATTGCTTAGAGCGAATGAAAGAAATACCCGATGGTAGTGTTGATTTAACTGTTACTTCACCACCTTACGATAATTTACGGAATTACAATAATTCTTTAGATTGTGGCGAACACGTTTGGAAGCCTGTTTTAGAAGAACTGTTTAGAGTAACTAAAAAAGGTGGCGTAGTGGTTTGGGTGGTTGGTGATGCAACAATTGAAGGAAGCGAGACAGGGACAAGTTTTAAACAAGCTTTGTGCGCCAAAGAGGTTGGGTTTAATTTACATGATACGATGATTTATGCGAAAAATAGTTATATGCCACTAACGCACAATAGGTATGAACAACAATTTGAATATATGTTTGTATTTAGTAAGGGTAAACCAAAAACATTTAAACCAATTATGATACCCTCATTAACGGCAGGAACTAAAAGAAATAGAGGTGGTAGTAAAGCAAATGAAAATACTTATGCTGAAAGATTAAGGGATGAAAAAACGATAGTAAATGCAGAAAAACAAAAACCTAATATTTGGTTTTATGATGTGGGTAAAAATGACAAGACTAAACACAATGCACCATTCCCAGAACAACTCGCAAACGACCATATCATTAGTTGGTCAAACGAAGGCGACACCGTTTTAGATTGTTTCATGGGTAGCGGAACAACGGGAAAAATGGCGTTGATGAATAACCGTAAATTTATCGGCATTGAAAAAGATGCAGAGT